GCATAAGTTTGGAAAGAAAAAACTTGAAATAGTACGGAAGGCAATTGCTGATGTTAGTGATTATTGGCTCCGTGATGCATTGTTGAAACAAAATGTCGAACGCTTCTTTGAATAATCGTCGTGAACAATTTATTCGTTGGTATGCATGGTCCATGCAATATGGCGATTGTGATCCAGCCGTATGGTGCACCAACTATCTTCACCAACGATACGAACACAATGATGAGGAACGTCTGTGGTTTGCTTGGTTATATGGCAACACATATCAATTACCAACAGCATGGGTTCTCAAAAGCGAATTTCCAGATTATGAACTTGCCACTGTAGATCGTATTACATGGTGGAACAGTCACAACTACAAAAGGTTGAGATACCAAACTGATACAAAGTGGAACAAAGGACACTTGCCAGTCATGTTTGAATCATATCAAAAATTTATTGGCAAGCGCACACAACGTGAAGTGTTGGAGAATTATTATGGAGACAATGAGAAGCAAACTTTCGACAACCTTTGGAATACTCTTAAAGGAAATCTGTACAAGTTTGGTCGTTATTCCACTTGGTTTTATATGCAGCATTTGTGTCATACTGCTCACATTAAGTGTGTACCTACTAGCCTCATGCTGGACGATTATTCTGGCTCTCGCTCACATCGTAATGGTTTGCATCTTGCCCTCGGCGAAGATGACAAATACGATAAGCAACTTACTGCAGGAGAATACAAATCTCTCGAAGCACGATCGAGATCAATACTTGAGGAGACAGCATCTAGATACCCCAACTTGGTAGATCAAATTGATTTCTTCACGATGGAGACTTGTCTTTGTTCATTCAAGAAAATCTTCCGCGAACATCATGGGCGATATCTTGGATACTATCTTGATCGTCAGTCTGAAGAAATTCAGCAAGCAGAAAAGGATGACTGGAATGGTATTGAATGGAATGTGTTGTGGCAAGCAAGAAATGAAACTCTTGATCCAAGGCTTGCAATTCGCAATGCTAAAATTAACAAGGAAAAGTTTACTTTTTATCTGAGAACAGGTAGAATAGAAAGACTAGACTGGATGTTTCAAGATGAAGAACCAGTGAAAGAAGGATTGGAGGCATTATGGTAAAGGTGATTGCAATGGGTGGTGAACCAGCAACTGGCAAGACCACTTTGATGTTTCGATTGATTTCAATGGCTGATGATTGGCAAATCATTAAACCACAGAAACTTCTTGATGCAATGTATTCCAAGAAACTGAATCTCTACATTCTTGGTAAATATGTCAACGACGGTAATGTGTTTCAGGGGACAGATCGATTGTCAATGGCAGTGCAGCCTGATGCTGAAAAATTCTTTAATGAGTTATGGTCTGAACATGCAGAGACTAATGTAATTTTCGAAGGCGATCGTTTGTTCAATGGTAAACTTTTAGACAAACTATCAGAATGGTTTCCGAATTCGTTTAAGGTTCTTGTTCTGACTGCATCGCATGATACAAAAGAACAACGTCATGTAGATCGTAAGGATGATCAAGATGATAAGTTTAAGAATTCTCGAGCAACGAAAATCTCAAACATCATGGGGTCGTTGACGCTCATGGACTATATAGAAACAATGGTCAACGAAAACCTCGATGATCAGGCAAAGATCATTGACAATATTAGAAAATTTTATACCTGGAGTGAATAATTATGCAATTAGAAGTTAAAGTAGAAGAATTGCGCAAAAAGAAACTTTTTGTCGCGACACCAATGTATGGTGGTATGGCGCATGGTATGTTTGTGAAGTCGTGTCTTGACTTACAGACTCTCTGCTCAAATTATGGCATTGAAGTTCGATATTCTTTCATCTTCAATGAATCACTAATTACACGAGCGCGCAATTATCTTGTTGATGAGTTTCTTCGCGCGGAAGGATTCACTCATATGCTTTTCATTGACGCCGACATTCATTTCGATCCTCGTGATGTGATTGCGCTCCTTGCTCTTGACAAGGAAGTTATCGGCGGACCATACCCAAAGAAGTCGATCAAGTGGGGTGCAATTAAAGATGCTGTTGCACGCAATCCAGATATTCCACCATCTGAACTTGAAAAAGTTGCTGGTGACTTCGTGTTTAATCCTGTTCCTGGAACTGAGAAGTTTAGTGTTGCTGAGCCGATTGAAGTTCTAGAAATTGGAACTGGCTTTATGCTTATCAATCGAGAAGTATTTGAGAAGTTTGAGAAACAGTATCCAAATCTTCGTTACAAACCAGATCATGTTGGTCAAGCCAACTTCGATGGATCGCGTTACATTCACGCTTACTTTGATACTGTAATTGACAGTAAGGCAAATGGCGGCAAGGGATCAGATCGTTATCTCTCCGAAGACTATATGTTCTGCCAGTGGTGGCGTAACATGGGTGGTAAGATCTGGTTGTGTCCTTGGATGCGCACACATCACATCGGAACGTATGCTTTCCATGGTGATATGCCAGCCGTTGCAAATTTCGTCGGATCTCTATAATTTCATATGATTATTGGTCTAGTAGGCTTCATTGGAGCAGGGAAAGGTACAGTCGCAGATCTCTTGGTTGAGCGGCATGCTTTCATTAAAGAAAGTTTTGCAAATAGCGTCAAGGATGCCTGCGCTGTAATCTTTGGTTGGAATCGTGGTTTGCTTGAAGGCGATTCTTTAGAATCGCGAGCATGGCGCGAGCAAAAAGATGAGTGGTGGTCAGAAAAACTTGGTCGCGAATTTTCACCAAGATTAGCACTCCAGCTAATGGGCACAGAGGCAGGTCGTGATGTATTTCACCCCGACCTCTGGGTTCATACTGTGTTAAGGCGATGCAAACCTAGTCAATATTATGTAATTGCTGATGTTAGATTCCCAAATGAGATCAAGGCTATTCGAGATTCTGGGGGACGTGTTATTCGCGTTCGTCGTGGTCCTGATCCTGAGTGGTATGATCTTGCTCGAGACTGCAATCTGGGACGTCTTCAACAAGAAGTAATGCGCAATGCATATCCAGAAGTTCATTATTCAGAATGGGCTTGGATTGGATCTAACTATGATATTGTAATGGACAATAATTGTACATTGGATGAGTTGAAAATTCGAGTTGACAATATAGTCGATTCGATCTATAATAATCGTGTTGAGGCAAATGAGGTCGTTAATTATGAAACTTTCTGATAATACGTTGAACATCTTGAAAAACTTCTCTGGTATCAACCAGAGTATTGAATTCAAACAGGGTAATACGCTCCGTACAATTTCTGCAGGTAAGACAATCTTCGCAGAAGCAGTTCTTGATGAAACATTCGAAAAGGATTTTTGCATCTATGATCTGACAAAACTCCTTGCAAAACTTTCTCTTTATAAGGATGCTGATCTTTCTTTCGATGTAGATCGCATCAACATTCAGGCTGACCGCAAGCGAGACTATATTCATTATTGTGCACCAGAATTGCTGACCAAGCCACCTGCAAAGAGTATCTCTATCACAGAAGCAGATTGCTCGTTTGTTCTTTCGCATGCTGATCTTGATTGGATGCGTAAGTCTGCCAGCATCTCTGGATTGCCAAACTTTGTGTTTGAGAGCGACGGTGCTGTTGTAAACTTTATTGCGACAGATGTCAAGAACAATGCAGCAGATCATTCCAAGATTGAGATTGGAACTGGCGACGGTAAGAAGTTCCGCGTTGTGATGAAAGCAGAGCACTTCAAGTTGCTTGATGGCGATTATGAGGTTTCTGTATCAAAGCGAGGCATCTCCAAGTTCAAACACAAGACAATCAATCTGTCATACTTCATTGCTGTTGATGTTGCAGATTCTTCTTTTGAGGAGTGATCATGACTATTAAAGATGGTGACAAAGTAAAGATTCTGGGATGTCTCCAAGAGATTTCAAACTCGCTCACGCGCATTGAAGCAGAACGAGACCTCATCAAAGATATTCTGCAAAGAATGCAGGATGAGTTCGAACTTCCAAAGAAACTCTCTCGTAAACTGGCGAAGACTTATCACAAGCGCAACTTTGAAGAAGAAGTTGCAAGCCAGAACGACTTCGTGGAGATCTACGAAACGGTGGCTAAATAAGTCTGTTGGGGTGCAACGTTCTTTGTTGACGGCACAATCCGCCAGACTGCTCGCTGTGGGAGTTCACCTTCCCCACCCCATCTTCTCTTTGAGGTTATTATGAAAGATATTTTTTTCGCAGTGCTGATCATAGCATTTGCTGTCTATACAATTGCCTCCACTTTTGTTGGTTGGGATTCCAGTTACGGAATCTATGGTATCCTAATTTCTATGGGTGCTGAGGTAGGTTACAATGAATGGTTGAAGAGAAAGAACAATGGCAACAAGACGTAATTTCTTCAAGTATCTTGGTCTTGCTGGTGGCGTGGCTGGCGGTGGCATTGTTGCCGCTGCAGCCGTTTTACCAGATCCTGAAAAAACAGAGTGTGTAAAGAAACTCGATAAGACTCTGAGCAATATACAATTTCATCAAACTTATGGTCAAAGACTTCCAGATCCAGCATCACCTTCAAACCATATGTTCGTACATGAACCACGATATGTTCCTGGAACAAGAAAGGAAGTTGCTGTTGGAATGAATGTTGGTCCTGATGGTGAATTGTACTTGAAAATTAATGGGAAATGGCGTAAGATAGTAACTGAATAATTGTGAGGAATTTTTATTATGAATGACTTGCTCTGGGTTGAGAAGTATCGACCGCGGACTGTTGCTGACTGTATCCTTCCTGACGAATTTAAATCTACTTTCCAATCGTATGTGGATCGAAAAGAGATTCCGCATTTGCTTCTTTGTGGTGGCGCAGGTGTTGGTAAAACAACAATTGCAAAAGCACTTTGTGAGCAGGTTGGTTGCGATTACTTGTTCGTAAACGGATCAGATGAATCTGGTATTGATACATTCCGCACCAAAATTAAAAACTATGCTTCCTCAATGTCCTTCACAGGAACAAAGAAGGTTATCATCATCGATGAGGCAGACTATCTAAATCCAAACTCCACTCAGCCAGCCATGCGCGCTGCAATGGAGGAGTTTGCTCTTAATTGTACGTTCATCATGACTTGCAATTATAAGAGTCGCATCATTGAACCGTTGCATTCTCGATGCGCTGTAATTGAATTCAAACTGCGCAAAGAAGATAAGCCAAAGATGGCAATGGCATTTATGAAGCGCACTGCGGAGATTCTCACTGCTGAGAAGATCCCATATGACAAAGCAGTCCTTGCTGAAGTTGTCAAGAAACATTTCCCTGACTATCGTCGAGTGTTGAATGAACTTCAGCGATATTCTGTCAGTGGTAAGATTGATGCTGGTATCTTAACAAGTTTGACTGATGTTTCAATCACTGAACTTGTAACTGCACTC